CTTTATTCGGAAACACCACAGGAACACAGAATGTTGGTATTGGAAGGAATGCTTTATATACAAATACTACCGCAAGTTACAACACTGGAGTGGGTGACTCAGCTTTATACTACAACACCACGGGGGCCAATAACACAGCACTTGGTTCATCCGCTTTACTGGCAAACACCACTGGCCATTCTAATGTTGCGGTAGGTTCTTCGGCTTTAGACGCTAATACTACGGCAAATTATAATACTGCTGTTGGTCAGGCTGCTTTATCGGCAAGCACAGAGGGTGATGCCAATACCGCAATTGGTGCTTTCTCTTTGGATTCTAATACAACAGCGGACAACAACACGGCAGTTGGTTATGCGGCTTTAACAGCAAATAACACAGGCACACGTAATTCTGCTTTAGGGGCTTATGCCTTAGATGACACTACCACGGGTGATGACAATACTGCTATTGGCTATGCCGCTATGAATGATAACACCACAGGCGAACAGAATGTCGCAGTGGGTGCTTATGCCTTAGACACGCAGGTTGATGCAAACGATAATACAGCAGTCGGTTATGGAGCTTTAGGAGCATATAACCGTAGTGATGGTGCTACCGCTGGTGTTACAGCGATTGGCAGCCACGCATTGACTGCCTTAACCTCTGGAACAGTAAACACTGCCGTAGGTTATCAAGCAGGGACATCCCAGACTACCTCCAATTACAGTGCTTTTTTGGGGTATAGAGCGGGTTATGCTGTAACTGATGGCGAGTCAAATACCTGTATAGGTTCCTTAGCAGGTAGCGCCGTTACAACTGGCGATAACGATTTATGTCTTGGCAAAGATTCAGGACTTACAGGAAGTCCCGGAGGCAATCTTACATCAACATCTAATAATATTAGTTTGGGTGATGAAAATATCTCTCAAGCAAACGTTCAAGTAGACTGGACAATCGCCTCTGATGAAAGAGATAAGACAGACTTCACCGCCCTTGATCTTGGCTTAGACTTTGTTAAAGCCCTAGCCCCTGTAACCTACAAGTGGGATAAGCGTGCTAAGTATATTGATAAGACGCAAGATGATTGGGCAGACACAGACCTTGACACCATTACCCACGATGGAACCCACAAAGAAGACTGGCTGGACGTAGGCTTTAAAGCCCAAGACGTTGAAACTCTTGAGAAGGCCGCAGGATACAAGATAGCCGACAAGACCAACCTCATGACTAGCCTCACAGATGACGGCAAGCAATACGGACTTCAGTACAGCAAGTTTGTCCCAATCTTAGTCAAGGCCATCCAAGAGCAACAAACTACAATTGAAGCATTAACTGCCCGTATAACGGCACTAGAATCATAAACCCAAAGGAGAAGTAAAATGAGTGACGAAGATAGAGATTCCGATACCCTAGCAGCAGACTATGCAGCGATGGGTGACAGCGTTGATTTGGTCAATGCCGTAATCGGTGGAACCGCTATGGCGGATGAAGAGGCTGTTGAGAGGCAGGGCTGTGTTGACCGCAACGTAGAACATCTTGAATTGATGAAGGCTAAGACCGATTGGGGCAGCGAGAGCATGACCGCAACTACTTCGGCTATAACGGCTGGGAAAGCTTACACTGCATCATAAAAATTTAAGGAGTTCTCTATATGGAAGAGGAAGCTAAAACAGTAGTGGATGCTTTTGCTGTAGGAGGCACTGTAGGGGCGTTAGCAGGTTGGCTGCCGCCTCTGGCTGCTTTAGCGACTTTGATATGGACATGTCTTAGGATCTGGGAAACAAAAACTGTTCAAAAGTTTTTAAATGAAAACAAAGAAGACGGTGAGTAATTATTATGAGTAGAAAGAAAAATGTAATGGGATCTTTGCAACGCTTGCAGAAGAGGAATGGCTATAAAAGAGGTGGCACTGGTTCAGGTTGGGGGGGTCGAACCGTAAAGAATACAAACGGAACTGGAGGTGTTAAATCTTCCGGGCCAGACAATACAGGACAAACTCAAGATGAACTTGAGGCTGAAGCTTATCAAGCTGCTGCTGCTGCTGCTGCGGCTGCGGCCAATACAACTACAACTGGTGGTACAGGTGCAACTACAACTGGTGGTACAACTACAGGACAAACTCAAGAAGAAATTAATGCTGAATCTCTTTTAGCAGACAATACAAATACAAATACAACTACAACTGGCGGTACAACTACAGGACAAACTCAAGAAGAAACTAGCGCTGAATCTCTTTTAGCGGACAATACAAATACAACTACAAATACCAATACAACTAGTAATGTTAACGAGGGTGCAGATGAGGATGGAGATGGTATTCCTGATGCCTATGACGATGACTTTGAAGGGACAACTACCTCTGACGCTGATACAACTACAACTACCTCTGACGCTGATACAACTACCGATGATGATACAACTACCGATGATGATACAACTACCGATGATGACCTTGACGCGTTCCCCACGAACCCGGAAGTAAATGACAGGGCAAGAGTAAATGGTGAAAATTATATATGGAATGGTACAATCTGGCAAAAGACAGTACAGACTGATGGTACTGATGATGATTTTGATGAAGATGATGTTGGAACATCTGATGATCCGTGGACTGGGAATTACGAGAATGCACAAAATGCTCCTGGAAAATTATTAGATAGAGTGGCTAGAAAAGAAAGACTAAAGACTTTTGATACTAAACTTGCAGAAGGTTTAGAAGGCACACTCCCAGAAAAGTCTAAAGTTCCGGACGCTGTAAAAATACCCGGAACTGGTACTTTCGATCCTTACTCTATGCTTGAACAAGCACAAAATGCCGAAGTATTCCAGCAGGAAGGAAACTCAGTAGACTATAATGCTGAAACAGGTAACTATACTGTTACAGCTTTTGGTATGACCAAAGAAATGACTCCTAAAGAATTTGCTGAACAATCTGACTTAAATATGGGAGACTTTACAAGTGAAGAGGGTGGCGTTAAAGTACAAATAGGTGATCAAACAACGCAAACAGCTTCAGAAGCCAAGGCTGAAGCTGAAGATGTTGCTAAGGGAGATGTCACTAAAGCAGCAGTATCTGGTAAAGTAGACTCGGCAGGTCTTTTAGATGCTGTTAGAGAAGCGAAGATTTTCAAAGATGGTGATGCTACTGTAGATTATAATCCCGAAACAGGTAACTATACTTTAACAGCCTTTGGAGTTACTAAAAATTTAACGGCTGATGAACTGGCCGAACAATCAAAATTAGATTTAAATATTTATAAGAAGATGCCAAGTGCTTCTTATGATGCAACACAGGTATCGAAAGAAGACGAAGTAGCACTTGAAGGTGCAGAACTAGACAAACTCACTAAAGAAACAGGAACAGACGATCTTAGTTTTACAGATGAGCATAAAGTAAAGACGGCTCAACGAGATACTGAAAAAGAACAAGCTGCTAGAGCTATGGCAGCAGAGAGGGCAGGAGTAAGTGCTAAGAATTTAATAGAGCAGTATATGGAAGGTCGTGGTGATGTTGGTATTCCGGGACGGATTCCGTGGATTGATGAAGATGGGAACATTCGACAGTTTGATGAGAGTACTGGAAAAACGACAGTACAAACCTCTAGAGAATTTGCTACCACAAATGATTTAAGCTTTGGGAAAGAATACGCAGAAGGCGTAACAACAGAAGACAGAACTACAATAGATCCTAGTATAAAACTAGATAGAGAAGATGTTACTTTAAGCGAAGGAGAACAAATACCCCCAGAGGAAATTGCAGAGCTTAGAAAGATAGCAGAGGGTAGAGGCGTTCCGCTAGAAAAACTTCCAGAGTATAAAGATGCTAAGAAAAAACGTGATACTGCAATAGGGCTTTCTCAGAATAAAGAGTATACAGATAGACTAGGCATCCCTCCGCATGAAGTTCCTGCAATAGCAAAATACTACGATGCTGATTACACGCCACAAGGCCAGAAACAACCTATTGATAATGTCCCTGCTTTTAAGAAAGCTGCTGAAAGAAAAGGCGTTACAGGGAAATATGCAGAAAGAGATGCTACGGAACTAGTAGGTGTAGTGCCTCCTGATTTAGAAGGTCGTAAAGCTATTACAGGGGAAGAGCCTATAGGAGATGCTGCTCAGATAGAAGGCATACCGACATATGAAGTATCTCAAATGCAGGAGATTAAAGGCCCTGAAAGGAAGGCTGCTGCTGCTGACATGTTAGAAATAGCAGCTAATGTAATGCCTGAAGTTGCAGCAGCCGTTATGGAAAATCCCGCAGAAGTTCTAGCACAATTAGATGAAGATCCAGATCCCGAAGTTTCAGCAGCATTTGCAAAACTACCTGAAGAAGCTTTAGTATCTGTCCAAATGGAAGGTCTTTTGGCTGGCATGGAGGAGGGTACAACTCCCGCATGGGCTAGACCAGCAGTAGCACAGATAGAGCAGATGATGGCCCAGAGAGGCTTGTCAGCGTCTACAGTAGGCCGGGATGCACTCTTCAATGCTATTATTCAAAGTGCTCTACCTATCGCTCAAAGCAACTCACAAGCCTTACAGCAAAGAGCACAACAGAACTTATCTAACAAACAGCAAGCTAATCTAGCTACCGCACAACAGACGATGCAAATACGATTAGAGAATCTCGGCAATAGGCAACTAGCAGCATCACAGACTGCACAAATGTCTCAACAAATAAAGATGCAGCAAGGTCAGGCCAAGCAAGAAATGAGGATGACTAAAGCTCAACAGGATCAACAAACTGAATTAGCAAGTGCTCAGATGAGGCAACAGAAAGCACAACAAGAATCTACACAAAGACAAGAATCTATTATAGCTGGATTTAGCCACACCTCTAGAGTAGATCTAGCTACCCTACAGCATGATAGTTTAAGAGCTGACAAAGAGTTTAGTGCAGAAGAGCAAATGAACTTAACTAAATACAATGCTCAAATTGCTAAAGTAATGCGACAAGCTGATCTCGAACAAGATATGGAAAAAGCTAATATTTCTATGGAACTTCAGGTAGAAATGCAAAGAGTTTCTGAGGAGAACGCAGCTCAAAAAGATTCAATGTCAGTTGAGAATCAAGAAAAATTAGTTAAACTCCAAACTCTTGTAGATTTTAGAAAGACAGATGCTAAGTTTGCTCAACAAATGGATATGGCTAATATGTCCAACGAGCAACAAATGGAACTTGCAATGCTTAATGATCGAGCAGCTACAGATGCTGCTAACTTTACAGCAGACAATCAATTTGAGTTAGCTGAGTTAAACCATATAGTTCAAAGAAATACAAGACAAGCAGAGCTAAATACTAGCATGGAAGAAGCAAATCTTAACTCTGCATTAAAGATAGAACTTGCAGAGTTATCAGAAAAGAATACAACTTCTAGAGCTAACATGACTGCTGAACAGCAAACAAGATTAGCAAATCTTAATGTTTTGGTAGACTTTAGAAAAACTAATGCTGCAATGGCTCAACAAATGGATGTAACTAATTTAGCTAATGATCAACAAATGGAGCTTGCTAATCTCCATGATAGATCTACTACTGCTACTATGGACATGACAGAAGAGAATAGGTTTAGATTCCAAGAGTTAAATACTTATGTACAAACCATGTCCCAGAACGAGCAGCTTTTACAGCAAGCAGACTTAGCCAATCTTTCAATGGAAGAAAAGATATCTTTAGCTAATCTATCTTCAAGAAGCCAAGCAGATATGGCTTCTATGTCAGCACAGAACGTAGCACAACTGCAAGAGTTTGAGAAGAAAATGCAAGCTGGGCAGGTTAATGCTCAACTGGCTCAACAGATGGGCTTAGCTAATCTTTCTAATGATCAACAAGCTTCTATGTTTAATGCACAGGTAGATGCTAATCTAGACATGAAGCAATTTGATGCCGACCAGCAAGTAGAGTTAGCAAATAGTCAGTTTATGAAGACCATGACCGTTAAGGACTTTGATGCTGATCAGCAATCTGCTATGCAGAATGCAACTACAATGGCTGCTATGGATATGGCTTCAGCAGACCACAACACTAAGCTTAAGATAGAAAATGCTAGAAACTTCTTACAGATGGATATGGCTAATTTATCCAATGACCAACAAGCAATTGTACTTGATCAGCAATTAAAACAACAACGTCTACTTTCTGATCAATCAGCAGCAAATGCAGCCAAGCAATTTAATGCTGCGTCAGAGAATGATATAAATAAGTTTATGAGTAATATGGCTAAAGAAGTAAGCTTAACGAATGCTGCGGCTGCTAATAACATGTCTCAGTTCAATGCTAATGCTGAGAATGCGGCAGAAGCACGGGATAAGAATAGAGAAGCAGATGTAAGTAAGTTTAATGCTGGTATGGCACAGGATATAGCTAAGTTCAATGCTGACGTTACATTTAGAAAAGATAGTTGGAATGCAGCTAATGCAGCGGCGGTAGAAGCAGCAGATATAGCATCGAAAAGGCGTAGGAATGAAGTAGATACAGCAACTCAGAATGCTATTAATATGCAGAATGCTTCTAATAGTTTTAAACTAAGCTCACAAAGCTTGGCATTCCTTAATCAAGAAATGAGAGATCAAGCAGATATGGAATTTAAATCTTATGAAAGTGGGGAGTCTAGACTAGCATCTATAATGATAGCTGCTTTAGGGGCAGGTGAAAATACCTATAATAAAGATTCTTGGACGAAAGGAATGAAAGGTATTATTGCATCATTGAGTGGTTTGTTAGGTTAGGAGGATAATTAAACATGAAGAAATTTTTTAAAAAGTTGGGCCACGGTTTTGCGAAAGTTCTAAGAGGGGTAGGCAGAATCTTCACCTCAAAGGCAGGTAAGATTATAGGAACTATATTCTTGGCATTTGTCTTAGGGCCTTATTTTGGTAAAATGTTTGGTGGAGGCGCTGCTGGCGGCGGTGCCGGTGGGCTTCCTCCTGTAGAGTCTCTTACAGGGGCGGGCCATGTTGCTGAGGGTGGAGGGCCATTAACGATGTTAGGCGGTAAGGGAGCAGAAGCAGCAGCTACAAAGGGAGTAGAAGCAGCAGCTACAAAGGGAGTAGAAGCAGCAGCCGTAGAGGCAGTATCAAACCAAGTTTCTCGCGGGGCTGGTGTAGGCATGCCTGCTGATAGTTTTTTCAAAGAAAATATAGCAGAAACAGTATCAAACCAAGTTTCTCGCGGGGCTGGTGTAGGCATGTCTGCTGAAGACATACTATATGAAGATGTAGTTGATGTAGTCAGTACAGCTACTAAAAATTTACCGAATCCAAAATTAGGTGAGTCTCCGATGGCGGTATTTAGAGAAAACTTAACTCCAGAGGCATTAGAAAATATCAATAGAGCAGCATCAGGAGAGCTTCCTCACACTGTTATAACAACTCCAGATTGGCTAACCCCTGCTCCTCCTACTACAACCCTAAGTGCAGAAGCTTTAAAAGCTCCTTTCACGGGAGATGAATTAAAAGCTATTATTAATAATGAACAGAGTCTAGATACTGCTGCTAGATTAGACTATGCCTCTACAGGATATAGTGGTGCAGAATTACCACCAACCGCTACACCTCAACAAATAACAGAAAGAAATTTAGAAATGGCTTTTAATAGATCCAGACCTAAAACTATACAAGATGCTTTAGCCGACCCAGCGTTTAGAGAGACTTACGATACTGGTTTTGCAGGTAATGCATCTGGTACTTTAAAACAGGCTGAAATGCATGGGGCTAGAGAGTTTACAAGCTATGGAGATGCTTGGCGATCTGGAAGTAGTCTTCTTGAGAAAGGAGGGAATGTATGGGGACATACAGCGGGTACGAGCGTTGGAGAAGCAACGCAGGGAGCATATACTGGATTTGGCTCTGATAAATCTGCATTAGGGACTGCTTTTACTGGTGCACAATTAGCAAGTACCGCACTAGCTGAAGATCCTGAAAAACCTACATATCCTAACTATGCAGCAAGTAGGGAGTCGGAGCGTGAATTAGGCAGGGCTATAGCATTTACTGGGTCTATAGATGCTCAAGCCTTAACAAGCGAAGTTGATTGGAATGCACCGCCTGATATATATATGAATCAAATGAGAAATATAGTAGATGCTACAGGTGTTTCACACTTATATGGCCCCAGCCCTATTGATTTAAATCAGGGCCGTCCTCGCCCGTACCAAGTATACAGTTAGGAGATTACTAAATGCCAGAAATAGATTTAGATTTAGTTAAAATGGTAGATCCATTTAACAAACCTATACCCGGACAATCTTTAACTAATGGAGATGAAACTCAGTATGCTTGGGATAAGCCGCCGAAGTTTGTCACTGTTAAAGATGCTCTAGATGATATTTTCTATGGGCTTATGGAGCGAGAAAGATTAATATCTCTAGTCAGTATTATGGCTGAGGGAATTTTTGATATTACTACAATGGCTCAGATTGTTTTAGAGAAAGGATGGAGGGATGGTAAATGGAATACAGAGCTTCTACTCTTATTAGCTGAACCAGTAATGATAATCCTCATGGCTATATCGGAGAAGGCAGGTATACGAGACTATGATATCTATGAAGGCGAGAGAGATGAATTGTCAGACGATGATCAGAAGCTATTAAGCAGAGGATTAATTGAAGGAATGCACAATAAAGCAAAGTTTAAAGGGATGGACATGCCTCCTGTTGCAAAAGAAAGTGTCCCTGCTCCTATCTTGGAAGGAATTGAAGAAGCAGAGATACCGCAAGCAAGTTTGCTAGAAAAACCAACTGAGGAGCAATAGATATGGGTTTGTTAGATGATCCAAGAGTAGGTAATATTTTAGATATGGCCTCTGGCTTTAATACGGCTAACTCAACGTGGCGTAGAGATCGAAGTAGAGAAAAGAAAGCTTTAGTGTGGCAAGTTGCCTCAAATCTTATGCGGTCTTTTATGGCAGATAAAGAAACAGCAAGGATGCAGGATCTGGATATAAACAATGCCTTTGTAGATGCAACACAAGCTAAAACGTTAATAGAACAAAAGAAGAAACATGCAAGGGATGGTTATTTAGAAAAAATGATGATAGACGAAGGTAGAGATCCTAAAAATAAAAAAGATGTTGCCATTGTACATGGTCAAAGAATTTGGGAAGATGTGGTAAAAGATAGCCCTAATATACAAGAGTTTCAATCTTCAAGACCTACGGAAGATTATAATATGTTTAAAACTCAGGATACTTGGAATAATTATGTAAAGAATGTTCTCGGTACTAAGTCTCCAAAAGCTATAAGTTTACAAAAGCATTTAAATGAAGCTGTTGAGTATAAAACACAAGATTATATGGCTAGAATACAGGGGAATGAAGTTTTAAACGAACAATCAATAGAACCCTTTTTTAAAGTAATGGGTGATATGGGGATTAGAACAAAAGTAGATATAGAAAATGCTTCCCTCCTTGATTTAATATCAGGCAAGATTAGAAGGCAAGTAAACTTACGAGATTCTACTATAAATAGATTTAGGCAGCAGTTTATAACAGGCCCTATGTTGAAAATAAAGAAGGCTTTAGCGGAGATTGAACAAGTAGATCCTTTGAAAACAGAAGAACTTCAAGAAGCAGTTGCAAAGTTACCAGTACCTCATATGGCTAAAGTTCCAAAAAGCTTATGGACAAAAGTAAATGCTCTTCCACTTGATTGGATGAAGGATCGTGTTTTTGATAATGTCCATTCTTTTATTAATACTTGGGATGAGGACGCTAGTGGAGTTCTTACTGGAGAACAACTTCAAAGAGTAATTGCTGAATCTGTAGGGCTTCTTGGATATACGACTATAACGGCCAACGGCGAAGTTTTATTACGGGATTTTTCTACTAGAGTATCGCGTGTTTCAGAGCAATTTAAGGATTCGCCAAAAGAAAAAGAAGACGCAATTGATCTTCTTACGAAAAGATTACATCGTAATGCTAGACAATTAGTTGGGCAAGAGGCAAGTAAGGTAGAGGAGCATCTACGAGGCGAAGAATATTTTAATAACAAGCTAGATTTTATTAAGACCACCTATGGGGAAAACTTTAGTAATGTAAATATATCCCCAGGAGAAAGGCAAGAGTTAAAAGCAATACAAAATACTATATTTGCACAGGGTTATGGGCAGATAGAAGATAAAGGACGAGTAGATATATTGATGGCTACTATTACAGCAGCTATAAAAGATGATGGTTGGACAGAGGGTGATATAATGAAAACGTATGACAAGATTCTTAACCTTGCCATAAAAGAAAACTTAATAGGGGTGAGTATTAATGAGCTGAGCTTTAAAAGAATGATTCCAGAGCTTGCGGCTCGTGTAGAGGAGCATATTCCCCCTGCTGTTATGAATTCTTTAACAGCATTAAGTAATAGTAGTGAGTATCTAGAAAGTTTTATTAACAGGAATCAAGGTTCTGGATTAACAAGTGTGAATCTAGACGCTAAACCAAGTACAGAGGGACAGACAGAAGCTCTACAAGAGATGCAGGGTTTAATTGTAGCAGTTCAGAAAGATCAAGGAAAACCAGATCCAGTAGAAGCTAGTACTGCAAAAAATATAACGTGGCCTAATAGAAATTTAATAGAGAGGGCTGCAAAAGCAATATATGAGACTACTGAACCATTTCAGTACAAGTTAGCAGGTACGAGGGAAAAGCTAACCCAAGTAGAATTAGAAAGGCTAGGAACAGCAGTAATTATGGAGTCTACGGAATACAAAGAGGCTAGAAAGCTATACGATCCTGATGTAGGACTAACTTATATATATCCCGGTGTTACAAGAGACTTAATGACTGAGATATTGGAAAAGTTGGAAGAATCTGGGCGCTATTCAAAAGAAGGATTCGTCGTGGAAGAAGCTGAAGATGCAGAGGATGCTGGAACAACTATACTAGACAAAATCATCACTCCTGCTACTCCTACATCAGGTATAACTGAAGCTGAGATAGATGAATTCATGCGCGATAAATCTGAATTCGTAGCTGAACAAAAAGATTGGCGTACTGGTGAGGTATCTAGACCCAAAATGACGCGAAAACAAGTTGAAGATCGGCTTGCAGCCAGAAAGGAAATGTTTAGATTTAAAACAGAAGAAGGAGAAGAGGCAGCATCTAAATATCCTAGAGTAGCAGCTCTTAAAGAACAGCAGGCTAGTTTATTAGCTAAGAGAGAAAGCAGATCCGAACTTAAAGGCATAGACGCTATTGAGTATGTCTCTAGTTTATTTAAAGATAAGCCACATGAAACTCAATTTTTAAAGAGGCTTGCAGAGGTTGAATCTAAGATGGGTACAGATAGTAATACTTATAATATAGTTAAGGACGAGGAAGGAAGGATAGGCAGCTACGGATTAATGCAAATAGATCGAATAGCTTTTGATGAAATTCAAAGAAGATTGACAGGAACTTCGGGAGCACCTAAGAAAATTCAAAAATGGATACGCCCAGTACAGGCTGCCTTGGGTGTAGATCTTCGAGAAGTTAATTATGAAGATTTAAATAATGATACGTTGAATGTAATTTTTTCACGGCTATATCTAAAAACAATAACTAGTAAGCCTATTCCAGAATCTAGAAAAGAGCAAGGAAAGTATTGGAAAAAGTTTTATAACACCCCGGAAGGTAAAGGCAGCGCATCTGATTTTTAACATGCTGAATATTAAGGAAACGATTAGTATGTCGTTAGCAATTAAATGACTAAGTATAACAGGTATGCCTTCCTAGAAAGAGAAAGCCTTTCAGACTATACGTCTAAAAGTTCTAAAGCTATGGATACTCTTGATGATCTTGAAGCTAATGAGGAATATAGTGAAAGAGCTTCTAGATTTCTACAAGGACTTGGTAAAGATGATGATACAGTAGAAAATCTTTACTCTTATTTTAGGGATGCTGAATATAATTTATACTCTGGAACTAAAAGAGCATTTGAAGAACTTCCAAATTTAACTGCTGAACAGAAAAACGATTATACTTATCTAAAAACAAGATTCGATAGGGCTGATACCGGAGGGGCTAAACAATGGCTTAGAGCTACTGCTGACATAGGACTCGACATCGCCACAGACCCTACTATGCTTTTAAGCTTATTACTTACACCTGTAACTGGAGGAGGTTCATTAGCGACCAGAGCTTCCCTAGCGCAAGCAGCTAGAGTAGGCTTAAAGAGAGTAGGGAAAAGCTTCAAGCCTGACAAAACACTGAAAGCTTACAAGCAAGGTGCGCTTGATGCTAGAGGGAATAGGCCGGGACTGACTAGAGGTAAAGCTATACGAGATTACTATGGAGGAGAAGCTCGTAGGCTAGGTTATTTAGGAGCTGCGGAAGGTGCTATCTGGGGAGGCTCTGCTGAATACCTAGCTCAAGAACGAGATGCAATAGATGGTATTAATCTTAGATATGACAAAAGTTTATCTGAGGTAGCTTTAGTAGGAGCAGTCTCTGGAATGCTTGGTGGCGCGATAGGCAGATATGGTACGAAGTTTGGACAGAAGTTTGATAAGCATACACAAGAGAATCTTTTAAAGTTCTCTGATGAGAATATGTTAGATAGAACAGACCCTGCATTTAAAATGCGCCAAGGAATGCAGACTATACTTTCAAAAACTATAGGGAAGCCTACAACTAGGCTCCTAGCACTAGCTGAGCATGTTCCCCACGTAGAGTTATTTTTAAAAACTATACGTTATGATGCTTTAAAATTTCAGGAGGCTAAGTTATGGTCTACAGAAACTGGCTACGATGATAAATTTCTAGAAAGAGTTATAAAAGGTGAAGAATCTGTAGGCCCTGTAGATTATAAAAGAGCACTTGATGCTGTTCATGGTAAGCTTAAAGTTGCTTTATCAGATGCTATAAATATTACAACGGGAGGCCATAGAAAGCTATCGAGTTCTGAGAATGATATATTAGATGCGATGGCTAGAGATAAGCAAGTACAAACATATTTAAAGAGTAGAGATCAAAAGAAAGCATTCTCCCTAATCAAAAAGTTACATCCTGAAGCAAACGACAATCTTATAAGAACTTTAAAACATACTAGAGAAGAAGTTTTAGATGCTACTCTTGAGCTTGGAGAAGAGCATGGGTTTTGGAAAAAAGCTTTACAGAGAGGGCCTAATGCATACTTTATGCGTAAGTATGATCGAGATGCTGTAGAACAAAACGCTAATGAATTAATTGAAGAAATAGTAAAGCAAGATGCTGTAGCTCCTGATGTAAGCATTGTTGCTAAGCATTTAGATTCTAAAGATACAGAACTTTTTGTAAACTTAACTGACGATTCAGCAATGCTCATAGATTTAATGAATCAAGTTGCCGTAATGCCTATCACAAAGCTCTCTGAGCAAATTGATAATGTATACAAAAAGTTTGTCGGGTTTATAGATTTTAAGAAGATTGTAAAAGATGAAAAGACACATAATATACATTTGAGTCCTGAAGCAACAAGCGGAGAAGCTTATACTTCTATACATAATTTACTACTCGGTATGCACAAAGAACAGCAAAGGCTATTAAATAAAGTGCCTAAAAATGCAGAGACAATAGCCTCTCAAAGAAAGATAGCTTCTGATATTGTAGACGGGATGTTAGATTTAGAAAATGTAAATAGAGAAGTAGACCTTATAGAAGGAACTCCAATAACTACCTCTCATTTTAGTCCTAGATCTTTGTACAAGCTAGACGATAAAACTATACATAAATTCATAAGCCATGATTTTACTACGCTTATGGAAGATTATATTGGAGAGCAGTCTAGATTATTTGCTAGAGCTAAAACATTAGGTACTAGCATAGAAGATGTTACAGCAAGATTTATAGAACCTGCACAAAAAGAATTAGCAGAGCAAGGAGGAACATTAACAAAATCAGAAAAGCAAGCAATGCTAGATTTGTGGAAAATTACAACAGGATTAGATGATACATCTTTTGATTCTGATATAGGTCAAGGAGCATCTGATTTAGTAAAATTAATGCAAGCAACTGCTCACCTGCCTCTAGCTACAATGTCTAGTGCTACAGAAATACTAATACCGCTTACTAGAGTAGGAGTGACTACATATGCTAGAGGGCTTAAAGAGGCTGGAAAGAATATAGGGTATCATTTAGGGAATCAGATTAAGAGATTTACTGGCGATACAATAACAAATACTAGAAAGATTCTTCAGGATGAACATGGCATAACTGCTAAAGAAGCAGATAGAGAGATGGAAAGGGTTCTATTAGGTATAGAACAAGCTGTGGCTCAGCGGGTAGAAGCTTTGACTGGTGAGGGAGTTAAAAGTGCCAGTGTTCGCTGGCTGATGAATAAGTTTTTCAAAGCTACTCTCCTCAGCCAATGGACAAGAACCGTACAGCTTGCCTCCTTTACAATGGGGAAAGATTTAATAACTAGGAACCTTAAAACTATAGCATCCTTACAAGCTGTAGAAGGAACTCTGACAGCTTCTCAAATAAAGAAGAGAAGCAGTGCAGCACAAGAGCTATTTGATCTTGGTGTAGATATTAAAGGTGGTTTAGATTGGGTTGCTAAAGGATCAAAGAGATATAAGTCTGTGGATACAGTGAAGAATGCTAATACAGGACTTATGCAATGGAATAACTTCTACGAAACAAATGTAATGCCGGGAGCATCTAGGTTCGCCAGTGAGGTTATACTAGATCCTTCTAGAGCTTCTGCTATACGCCCTCATGTCCAGACAAGTAAGTATGGATCTATTATATTCCAGTTCTTAGGATACCCTACAGCCTTTACAAACACAGTATTACAGAACTGGCTCCTACAAGCCAAAAGAAAGCCCGTAGAATCTACAGCTAGAATAGCCTCTACAACTTTATTAATGACAGGCGTGGCTACAGCTTTAAATGCCGTAAGGACTGACGGGAAAAGCCTAGAGAAAGAACCTGATGAAGTTCTTCTAGATTCTATAAGTCGTTGGGGTGGTTTAGGCATGATGGAATATGCGTTCAGAGCAGAGAAGAACAGAGAGGTCGGGGGAGGCTTATTAGGCTCTACCGTTAAAGCAGTAACAGGCCCTACAGTTGGTGATGTTATGGATACTTTATTATATAGGAAAGGAGCTACAGAAGTAGCAGCTACAAACCTACCATTTTATTCAGCATATGATCTAGGATCTAACGTGGGTCTTTTGCCTGAAGATTTCAGAGCCAATATAAAGAAAAAGGCTAAGGAAGTTGATAGAAGTTTCTCAGAAGCAGTAGGCTGGACTCGGCCTAGAAGACCCTTAAGTCCTATGAATCAATACTCAAAAGCTACAAGACAATACAAAGAACCTGCACTAGAGTACGGTAGGGTTCAGTATATTAAAGGTGGCTCAGTAGGCGAGGAGGTTGAAAGAACTGGGAAGAACCCTAGCTCTAGAATAGACAGGATGACTGGGGTTCCGTATGAAGAGCAAGCAGGAGCCATATTAGATAATGAAGAAAGAGAAACTTTTGCTCTAGGGAGTGTAGTTAAAAAGCCAATACAAGAAATAATGAAGTACATGACTTCTAAAGAGTATGCTAGAGATCCTCTTAGAAAAAATATAGAACACATAGCCCGTAGCTTAGAACCTAATTTTGGAAGTGCTTATTCAAACCAAGATGAAATACCTCATGGTGCTCCTTCCATAGGGGATGAATGGCTTATTACAGATTTTATACGAGATTCCGTAGAGAAAAAAGACTTTTATGTTATAGGAGGCTTGGAAAATAAAAGACTGGAAGTTGCTCCTTCTATGGCAAAGAGTATAGAATCTACAGATTCAGGATTAAATATAAATCTACTGCCGGGGAAAGTTAGGATAAGAAATCCTGTAGCATGGGATAGAGATATACCTGAAAATCTTATAGATCTTATGAATGATGAAGATTTTGTACGGTTGGTTCGGGAGCCTACATATAAAGAAGATACTAGGGCGGCAGATCTTGAAGTATTTACTAGTATAAAAGCTCGTAAGGCTAATGAAGCCTACTTGCCGATTCTTGAAAAGAAACCTTTCTTGACAGCAGAAGAAGAAGACCACAAAGCTAAAATATTACTTTTCAACGCACAAGAAGCACCCACTCTTAGGAAATCTACGGAGGGTGTAGAAGCACTCAGCCCATTCGCTGAACTACAAAAGCATATAGATGAACAAGAAGAATACTTAAAGTCTTTAAACTTCAAAGGTTCTAAATTTAATGAGAGTAATGTACGAGAAGTTATCAGAAGAGATTGGGATAAGAAATTTAATAAGGTCTTACAGGGTCTGGGTTATGATGTCATACGCTATAAAAATACTAAGCTGAAAGATCCTTCAGATGGAAGAGGCGAACTAATTGATAGAATTCAAGACCCAGAGGCTAGGATTTTATACAGCATAACTAGAAATCTAACAGCCGAAGGGAAAGCGAGGTTGGATCAAGGGTTTCTAGATGCGCGAGAGGCAGGAAGTTTGCCAGAGTTTATGGAAACTCTTAAAGAAAATATAGCCTTATCTGATGAAGACGCTTCAAGCATGTACACATTCGATTTAGATGATGTTTTAGAAGAGATAGATATTGGCTGGAATGGAATGCCAGTAGTTACATTACCTAAATTTAAAGTTATTAATGACCCAGAACTTCCAGTGCTAGGTAGGTATTATGGTAAAACTGGTGAGATACGAATAAATGAAGATCGAATTAGTAAATTCTATGATAAAGCAAAAATACAAAATCAAATACTATTCCCAGAGATACGAGATCAAAATCGTGTACGGATACCAGAGATTAGGTTTAATGATGGTTTCCCAGATTTAGAATCTTTTAGAGAGCATGTCCTAAAACATGAAATGACACATAGTCAATTTTTCCAGAAGAAGGGAGAAGTTTATGAAGGCAAGTTTGACCGATATAAATTTAAAGTGCCATTCAAAAAACATACTCCTGAAAGCATATACGAAGCTAGGATAAATCAGATAGCTTTCAATGCTAAGATTGATCCTGAGAAAGATACCTTCAATTCAAAAGTATATGATATAAAACCTAAAGAAGGAAACCTCAGCCCAGCCCAACAAAAATCAGAACTATATAGAGCAGGTCTAACAGAGGAAGACATTACAGGATACGTATTATTTGATGAATCTCAGTTCCTCTCACAAGGAAGAGCTAAAGCAGCTACGCCTGAAGAGATTAAAATAATAAATGATACAGACCTTAGTGTTAAAGTAGACTTTATAACAAGTAACGAAGTACGAGCTTTTGATCCTGCGGGAGCCTCACAGCTATTAGCACCTTTAAAGGGTGCTGAGGATAGCATAAATTTAGTATCTACTGCTACTTCAAAAGGTGGGGTAGGGAAAGTAATCTCGTATAGGCTTATAGGTAGTGAACTACTAGATGATCTAGCCAATAGAACGTCTTCGCCTATAGATGCAACAGGAGATGAAAAGGGAGTGTACACTACACTTCTTAAAAAATTTACAAATAGTCTATCTATAAGAAAAGGGAAGACAGTACGTAGAGCTAGGGGAGATATACCCAAAGGACAAGAAGCTAACTATAATAGAATTATGCCAGAAGCACGTTTCCTAAAGCTTGAAATAGACAGCGGAAATAATATTAAGATAGATGCTTCAGAATATGCAGAGTGGGGGGTTATTGCAGATATCCGCAACCAAGATTGGGTCGGCCCTAAAGGCTATCTCTACCATCCCCCAGATAATAATGTTGCAAGCAGAGAGTCTGAAGTCTGGAGACATTTAAACTCAACAGATACTAAGCTTGAAAAAGCTTTGAAGAAATATGAGCGAAACAAGTTAAAAGCTATGCGGAAGGAATATTTAGAAAGAAAGAAATATGGAGCTGCATTTAGTGGCGGGAGTGGTACTGGGGAAAGCTATAAAACAAGGTATGGCGAAGAAGTAGTTGCAGATGCAGAAGATTCTGCACCTTCAGGAAGTCCTTACGATAAGAGAATAGATCTAGAAGACCCAGAGCGAGGGCAGATTTTATCCCGTTCTGCAAAAGAGGCAGAAGAGGCAAGGAAGTGGATGAAAGAGAATGAAAAGTATATAGAACCGCCTAAAGGACTACAGCTAGATATAATCTACAGCCGTTCTGGAAAAGAAGTTGAAGACTTAGACCCTGATACATTAAGAGTTTTTGGGGATAATCTAGATCGTGCAGGTAAGGGTGGCCAAGCTGTTATCAGAGATCAGAGAAATACATTTGGTATAGCGACTAAACGTGCACCAAGAAGAGATGAAGCTGCATACTTTAGTGACAAGCCTGATGAGATAAAAGCTGTTAAGGCTGATATAGCACGTTTACTTGCAACAGGTAAAGAATTTGTTATACCTAAAGGTGGATTAGGAACTGGATTAGCACAGCTACAAAATAGATCTCCTAAAATTGCTAAGATAATAGATGAGTTTATGGAGAAGTATGTTTCTAAACCTGAGAAAACTAAACCTAAAAGCTTATTGGACAAATAATGTATAAATATTTTAGCACAGATGAACTCAAATGTCAACACTGCGGAGCAGAAGGGATTGACGAAGACTTTATGAAAAAGATAGAATCTTTAAGATCAGACCTTGGTTTTCCCTTCAAAGTTAACTCTGCATATAGGTGCAAGGATCACCCCATAGAAGCTCGTAAGAAGGCCCCAGGGGCGCACGAATCAGGACATGCCCTCGATATAGGGGTAACTGGAGAACAGGCTCACAGGCTCTTATATGCAGCCCTAGAGGCAGGTATGACGGGTATCGGAGTTAACCAAAAAGGGAACAGCAGATTCATACATTTAGATGACTTAGAATGGGCTGAAAATAGACCTAGACCTTGGATATGGAGTTACTGATATGGGAATAATAGGAAGTGTTTTAGGAAGTTTAGGAGGTAAAGTTGTTGATGCTTGGTCAGCTAGAGGTGAGCGCAAGCACACAGAGAAAGTACGGACACTTGAAATAGAAGAGCTTAGGCACAAGACTAAAATGGAAATGGCTATGAGATCTCAAGAGATGGATAACTCATGGGAGCTTGAACAGATCAAGAACTCAGGCTGGAAAGATGAATTTGTTTTACTTCTTTTAAGTATCCCAATGGTCATGAGCTTCATCCCCTATACTGTAGGTTTTGTAGAGGATGGTTTCGTGGCTTTAGGGAAAACTCCAGATTGGTATCAGTGGCTCATTCTTTCAGTATTTGCAGCAATTTATGGAATTAGGGTTTGGAGAAGAAAGTAAATGATAGCAGAGATCAGTGCCTGTATAGCTGCTGTACAAGGCATCAATTCAGCCATTGGTGTACTCAAGGAAGCTGGTCAGAATGCTGGGGATCTCAGTGGGGTTATAGGAAAATGGGCAGATGCTACACAGCTCTATCAAGATGCTGAGAAGAAGAAGGGCGCTGGTAAGCTTAGTTATAAAGATGCTTTAAAGCTTGAGACTATAGATCGTCAGCTAAAGAACTTCGACCGCCAACTCTATGATATTTGTATTCTTCAACAACAGGGAGATCTATATCATTCTATTAAAAAGCGAATGGAAGAAAGCCGCCTAGCCCATGAAAAGGAAGTAACTAGACTAAGACTTAAAAGAAAGAAAACAATAAAGTTATTAAAGGACGCAAGCGTAGTCATGTTCTGGGCCTTGTTTGGTATGGCTGCTATGTTTGCAAGTCTTTATCTCTTCATTGAATTTAGATGATCCTTGCCTTTTTGCTGGTAGTAACCGTGGCAGGAGAAAAGATAAGTAATGATAGCATGTTATTTAAAAACATCTATAGGTGTAATGCGTTTGCTACAGCCATCGAGCATGGAAAGAAATCACCTAACGACAGCAGACGAAACCCACAACAAAATATAATCGCCTACTGTCTTCCAAAGATGGTTAATATAAATAGTGAATTCTGGGATTAGAATACATGTCGAATGTTTTTAAACAAATATCATTACTACTTTTAGTATGCGTAGGTTATTTCACTCTATTAATTGGGAGGGTCTTGAAAGGCATGGCAATCCTTTTTATTCTTTTTCTATGCTATCTTCTTACGAAAGCTGAACAGGAATATATAGATAATGAGAAAGTTAATTATTAGTGTGTTAATTCTAACAGGATGCACAACTATTTTAAATAAAAAGACAGAGCCATGTCCTAAGTTCTATACCTATATATGTGAAGAGAGAGGTTCTCATAAAGATTGTTGGTGTGAAGAAACTAGGCATTTAGAATTACAATTGAAACAGATACAACAACGAGCCTTCATAAGAGAAACTATTTAACTGACTTAATACTTAACCTCTCTCCTTGTAAAACCTTCTCCGAAGCCATTAAAATAAAATCAGAATGCTTTCTTATAAGACTCGCTATATCTTCCTCTAATGGAGAATCAGCAGAGATACAACATAGATATTTTATCGCATCTACATTAGTCTTAAGAACTATAGATGTTTTATCTTCTGGCGTGATGAAGAACTCTTCCGTCATAAAGCTTGCAACTCCTTTTCTAAATAATCATGAAGCCCATTGATCTTAACCCTAGCCTCTTTAATTAATTTCTGAATTAAAACTAAATCATAATCCTTAAATACTTTATCTATATCATTGAAAGGTACACCCCCAATCTCTGTGTACAAGACACCCTTAGAATCTATATAAACTTTAAAGGATACTAAGATGCCGATATCTTTCATATCTCACATACACCCCCGACACAGGCAAGCGTTTGAGATCCCTCTGTGTTATCTTCTGATTCATCTACATTCCATTCAAAGTTCTTAGGAAGTGCCTTAATTTGTTTCATATAAGTCGCTTTGTCTATTTTCTGATACGGTGCTTGCTGGTACATATGATCTGCTTCAGGTAAGAACGAGATGCCACTAACGCTATCAAAGTTCTCCCAGATCCACTGACACACAGAGAAGAAGTTATCATCATTATAATAGCAGGTCATCGAAGGTTTATGCTCACACCAGTTATCTTGATAAACTTTCCAAAGTTCTAACTGTTCTAAAGCTCCCATGCTATCAACTGTAATAGCATTCTTTGGAGCCTTCTGAGGAAAAGCAAATACCCAATTAGAACTATTTGTTATATCTTCCTCACAGGGAAAGCCAGCTTCAAGCATCGTAGTAGCCAGCGGGTCTTTCTTATCTGCTCTAACAGTCCTTATATAGTAGTTACTGAACCTTGGGTGTATTCCAGAGGCGCTGTCTGTCAATTGTGACACAGTTCCACTGGGCTTTACACACGTAATTGACGTAGAAGCGCCTATTTTAAGCTTCTTTGCCCACTTAACGTTCGTTTCTATAGCCTTTTCCTTCAAGAAAGCAAGTAAACTACCAAGTTCTTTATAGCCTGTAGACCCATTAGTTAGCTTACAATCCATGATCCCTGTAAGTGAAACCCCCAACAATGCCTCATCTTCTGTATTCCTTTTCCATATATTTCTAAGGTATCTAAAGTCAGTCATCGAAGATTGCAAAGTTCCTAATGTAGTGGCAAGCACTACTTTTTCTTCTAAGGTTTCCTTTGTATCGTTAGCTCGTACAATAACTTCAGATAGATTACAAAACTGATAAGGTCTTAATATTATCTCAGAGCAAGGGTTAGTTCCAAACTTATAATCAGCATCTCTACGACCATTACGGGCTGCTATGTTCTGTGCAGCTACTCGACTAAAGATCCCTCGTTCACCTGACTTAGATTTATAAAGTCTTTTCATCTCTGAAGAGTAGGTATCGAAGTCAGGCTTCTCAGAATACACAGCACTGTTATTAGCTAAAGCCCTTTGTCCATTCGTTGAGTACCAATCTCCATACTTAGCATTGGCCATCCTGTTGTCCGTAACATTACTTAGGCTTATTAATGCAGATCGCCTGACACCTCCAACAACTACAATGTCCGCTATCTTACATACTAGATCATGACACTCCAAAGATGTAAGCTTCCTACCCATAGCATTTTTAAATAACTCTACAGTAAAGTTAAATAAATCTGCTAAAGGTTGAGGCCCACTAGCCCTACCACCAAATGTTTTAAGTCTAGCCCCAGCAGGTCTTATCCTAGATAAGTCACACTTGGGTATCTTACCTGCATACAGAAGGCTTATAAGCTCTCTGAAGGCACTTGCCCACCCTATCTTACTGTCTGACACTACTATAGTTGTTTCCGTTTCATGGAAGCTATCAGCAACCATAGGAAGCTGCTGTACATAATCCCTCTCTACACTAAAGCCTACGCCAGTTCCACATAGTAGTATGTACATAAGCTCATCAAACGATCTAGGGCTGTCTATAGGGAGATAACTACAGTTAAACCCTGCTACATTATCACGCCTTAACGCCTCTCCAGCGGTCATCAGGCAACGCATAGAGGGCATTACTTGATGACTAGAGATAGCATTAAACAATTCAGCAGCGTCTAACTCGTCTATTTGTTTTCTATCTATAAAGAAATCTAAGTATCTATTAACTGTCTCCTCCCAAGTCTCTCGACGTTGTTCGGTATCGAGATATCTAGCGTATCTACTCTTGTGTATGTATTGTTGATATTGATTCATCAGAACTCCATAGCAAATAGTATATAAATCCCCATTAAATTAGCAGCAGATATAATAAGTTTCTCTCCTACTACCTCGTTTGTAGTGACCATGCTGTCTAGCGAATGCCCAAATGTAAATCTAATAAATATTATTGTAACACTTACATTATAAACAAGAAGGCTTGCAACACCTAGAAGCCCAAAGAATGGAATGTAAGTTATTAAATATATAAAAGAACTTAGTAGGCTCAGCATAGAGGGCAGAACTAAACTATCATGTAATTTAATCATTCTATTAAGCATCCAATTCATTTTGTATTCTCCCTATCTTCAGGCTTGTGAGTATGTCTATTCTTACGCTTCTTCTTTTTATGTTGCTTCTTATCATATTTCTCCCTTCTCTCCAGTTTACCATCTATATAGTTTTTATCAACAGCCATAATACTTTCCTATTTATTTAGTATTTGCAACATCCTCTTCTCGTACCATGCAGCTTTCTTTAAGTCTTCGATCCCGTTCTTGTATCGAAACCTCCATCGGTATTTCTGACTGTTTCCTCTTAAGTAACCAATATACTCTTCTTCGCTTAGCATGGCTTCTATGCTGTCTATGCATTCTATAACTCCTTTGTTATAATGTACAGGATGATTTACAGGATCGTTAGAATAACTATCCTCTTGTTGCGGTTTAATACTATTCCACTCGTCTTCAGTTACATCATTGAGTTTCTTTTTCGTACTTCGTTTCATATCTCACGTTCTCCATGTTTTAGGAAAGGTCTTCTCTGAAAACCATTTAATTTTATTCTTATCTGCCCATTCGGAATGACTTAGCTTTGAGCCGTCCTTGCGTCTTCGAGCGCGAGGCATCGGAGCGGAAGGTGAGGCGAACAGGAACACTAATTCAGTATCTGCTGGCAGTACTTTATCAACCCAAATGTATTTACTGTACTCTGCATGGTTCCAGAATCTGCCCTTAGCTTCCAACAGTATAGTTATATCCCCAACAACTTTAATAAAGTCTGGTATATAGATATGCTCGATAATATATTGTATCTTCTTGGTGTGTATGTCCCAACCTTTCAATAAAGTTTTATGTAGCTCATGCTCCCATTTAGAATCATAACCTTTTGGGATACTCTTTTCTTTAGGTCTAGGCTTCGAGGGTTTTCTAGCCGACATTGGTGATATCTTTTAGTGTAACATCTTCAATCTTTTTATTTTTATTACGCTTTAAAACCTTTTTAATCTTCTGTTTAACCCATCTAAAAGTAAAAGCACTCAGCATAGTTTGGTTCATCCGAGTTATATACTTGTCCGAAGGAAGTTTAGAAAGCTTCTCAGACGCTGTAAGATCATTATCAGGCAGGATATCATTCAACCACTCCATCAACAACATATAAATTTTATAATTCATTCTTTGTTTCTTGCTTCTTATAACCATACTTCCTCTACTTTAGGGGTATTCATAACCTTAGTAAGGTACACCAAGCCTCTAGCATATTTAAAGGTGCGTAGTTCTTCATAGCATTTAAACTTATGTGGACAATAAATGCAACCCCTTGCTAGTTTCATATTACCTGACTTACCTTCAGGCTCTTCAGGATAGCATTGCTCTGGTATTTTTTCTGAACTCAAGGCATCTTTAAGAGAATCTATAAGCACTGAGCTTACAGGCTTATCTAAATCATCAGGCATTGATAAACAAAGTTCCCCGCTTTCTTTATTGATAACTAAAAACCCACCATTCTCCGTTCCTTCTGACTCCTCATACCCAGCTAGTTGGGCTAGGTATCCAAAGGGATCGTCATTCACTAAAGAATTCTCAACAAACTTTTTAAATCCAAAAGAAGAGGCAGACTTAATATCTATAACTTCTCCATCAATCTTACAATCTATATGACCCTTAACTCCATTAAGAGTAACTTCTTTCTGCTCATCCGTAACATCATGGCCAGATAACTTAGTTAAGAATAGAAGAAGCTCTTCCAGCATATGGCCATACAAGAATCTAATGGGTAAGTTTTTCTCAGCAGTAGATTTAGTATTAGGATATTTTTTATTATACCATAGCTTTCTCGTAGGCAGACCTATGTTAGACATCCTAAGAGTTTCTTTCCTATCTGGCTGCGCCTTACTCCAATGACGCAAAGCATCTTTCATACCTTCTCCAAATTCCTCAATAAGATCTTCTGGTAGATTTAAAGACTTATTATTATTCAGAGGACTTATCGTATTGTAAATATCTCCAACTAAAGTATCTAGTGTTTTCATTTCTTATGCTCCACAAATTTAAGCTTACGAGTTTCTGTGTTATATTCTAAAAGAGTTACACCAATTTCTTTCTGCTTAGCTGTCCTGTGCCAATCGAAAGTTTTTACATCTATGTATAAAATATTATTATCTCTATCTATTGCTACTAAATCTATAGCTCCTGTACATCCACAGTTCTTGAAGACTTCATAGCCATTGTCCCACAACCAAGTAACGGCATAGTATTCTGCCATGTCTCCTTTTCTTGAACTAGTGTGTTTCACTCCAATTGTCTCCTATTTTATATTCCCCATCAAGAGGACATTTAAGTTTAAAATCTTCTGTTACCTTTCGTATAGCTTCAACACCCAACAACCCTACTTCTTCTGCTATAGAATGATGTGCTTCTACTTGCCATTCATCATGCACGTTAGCTACAATACGAGCATCAAGACTTCTATCCTTTAAAGCCTTATTGAAATTAATCAGTGCCTGTTTCATTGTAACAGCACCTGCACCTTGAAGCAATGTATTAAGAGCAGTGTTAGAATTTCTAACTGTTATCAACCTACCATCTAAACTTTTTATAAACTTTCTTGTTCTTGCCGTTCTTTCAACTGTGTCTGTAAGATCTTTAAGTGATGGGAAATTAGCAAGAAAACGTTTTCGTATTGCAGCACCATCTTTCGCATCTCCTTCAACCAAGCTTCCAAGCTTTCCATCTCCTGCTCCGTACAATAGCGCATAGACGAAAGTCTTAGCCGTATCTCTTGATTCAAGACCTGCAAATTCTTTATTTCTTTCGTGGACATCTCCTGTGAGTATTTCATCTATGAACTCCTTATCTTTTAAATAATGGGCTAACATTCTTAACTCTAAACCACTAGCATCTATTCCAACTAGTTTATAATCTTTTGGCACAGTCCAACATTCTCTGCACTCTCTTCCGTAAGGCTTACTAAGAGAAGTTACTTGAGCCATGTTTGGTTTGAAGTGTGACATCCTGTGTGTAATAGCACCATTAGAAATGACACAGCCTCGAACTCTATTATCAGGATCTAAATGCTCAAACCAAGAAGAGATCTGCCCCATCCTGTCTTGTATCATTAAGTATGTAGCTATTAACTGTGCTTCTGGGATATCTTCAACCGAAGATAATATCTCTTCTCCAATTTTTGGAAGTCCTGTAGGTGTAAAGGCTTCGGGCTTCCAGCCAAAGTCTTGTAAGTATTCCGCTATCTGAGGTCTAGACCCTAAATTAAACTCTGTTAGTTTCATACGATCAAAAGGTTTTAATCTATCTTTAGGATCTTTAGCTAGAATATTATTATATTCTTCATCCGACAATCCCTGTCTAGATAGATCTCCATTCAATTTCTTTTTAGGTTGGACTTCCTTAATCTTTAAAAGCTTAGGTTTAAATATTTTATGCACTGTCTCTACTATAGAATCTTGCCGAGTATTTAAAGAGGCCAACAATTCATCTGCTTTAATAACATCCAACAAAAATCCTACATCTTCTTGTTCTCTTAAAATAACAGAGACTTCATGTTCTATCTCTATAGAAGCATTGTCGAAATCTTTCAATTCCTTTTTAAGTTCATTGAAAACTAGAGTGTTTAGCTCTACATCATTAACACAATACTCCAACAATTCAGGGCTATATCTTTCAAAAGAACCTTCAGTTGTTTTTCCTTTTAAGAAGTCTAAATGATATCCCCAAGCTCCTAAGCTATGCTTACCTCTATTAGGTTTAGCCAACCTAGAAAGAACTAATGTATCTATAACTTGTTTACTTTTAAAATCTATATCAGTTAATCTTTTTAAGACAGGTATATCAAACCCCAATATATTATGGCCCACCAACAATTCAGATCTTTCTATTAAATCAAATCCCTCCATAATATTGTTAGGAGTATACCTATAAATTTCATTTGTAGTAAGATCTTTAGCTGCCATACAAAAAATCTCAGTAGCTTCTAATCCATTTGTTTCTATATCAAATACTAAATTCATTTAAAGTTCCTTAATATCTATTTGTATAAGAATCAATTAATTCTTGATTTACTACTTTAACTCTAATGCAATCATTCCTATCATTCTTCAACCATGCATTAATATGTTTAGTAGTAGTCTTTGAATAAAATTGATTGGTCTTATATATTAAAGGCTCAGGGCCATCTAATCTAACAGCCACAGGAGTTGAATAACTAAAGAGAATTGTAAGCATCATCTGTTCTTCTGTAGATTCTCTGCGTCGATTCTTATCTTTGGTTATAAATTCTAATACATTAGATCCTATATGATTTATATTCATGCAAATAATATCCTTAGTATAATTAAAATTATAAAGATAATGCCCAATATTAAAATTGGTTCTCTATAAGGTGGTTTAATTTTATCATTAAAAATATCAGTCAAGTCTACTACAACTGAAGATATTTCTATGACAATAAAATCTAAAGCCTTTTTAATTTTAGTTAACCATTCCATTATTTACTAAGCCTCTTCTTTCTTTTAAGTTTTAGTTTAGCTGCTTCCGCTTCAGGAACATAACGATATGCTTCACTGCTCCACTCAAGCGACAGTAAATGTATCAAACTATACTTCATGCTTTCTATCTTACGAACATCACTGAGCCAAATGTCTTGCATTTCAAGCATAGTTGACAGCACCCTATCTATTCCGTTGGCCTTCTCAATTAGATCATTATATTCTAATTCCGAAAGCTCAATTACTACTCTACCTTTTAAGTTTTTAATTACCATTTGAAACCTTCTCCTCATTCATGTATTTATTTCCAGAAGTTGCCCAACTTTTAGCTTGTAAACTAGCTCGTCGGTTCTTTTCAGTACGCCAAACCTTTTCATGTATCTTAGGTTCTAAAGCATCTAACTCTTCATCGGATAAATCTTGGATTGCTGTTGTCCAGCGTCCCGCCTCTACAAAGGACTTGAACTCCGAAGGCGGCATCATATATTCTAACACTAAATGAAAGCCTTTCATAAGGTCAGCCTCCTTTTCTTTATCTGCTTCGCTTTTATGGAACCCTTTTTCATATACAAAAATTACATCTAAGAGTCCTAAATAACTTTCTTGAACAAATTGTAATCCAATGCTCTCTGCTGTATCAATATCTATTTCTGCTAACATTTCCCGCACTCCTTTTTATGTTTAGAATACCCAGCTTTAAAAGATTTCTTACGATCTTTAAATATCCGAGCCTTATTAAATCTCCTACTATATTTTGCTACTAAGTTCCTCCTTACTTTTCGTTTCATTATTATATCCTTTCAAGGTTACAGTACCATCTTCATTGTCAGTCACTTCTAAAGCATCCCATTCTTCAACATCTAAGAAACCCATGTACTCTTCAGTTAAATAAACTGAAGCATTAGAAAAGTAATGTAACTTCCAATGTCCTGTAGATACATCACAATAATTGTTTATAGTTAATGTATTTAATTTAATGTTTAATCTCCTCTTCATCATTTACAAAGAACATACCTTCCGTTATCGAAGCACAATGAGGACAGTACAATTTACTAGGTGTCCAGTTATCTGAAGAAGCAATGCTCCACCAGCCTGAACACTCCTCACAAACAAAATGCCATATAACTTCTCTAAAGCACTTTGTCAAAATGGAACATCTCCAAATTCTAAATCAGAACTTTCAGTTATATCTACCTCAGTTAATCTGCCTTGCTCTTTATCATATACTAATTGAGCAGCAAGTCCAACCTGACCAGTGTATCTAGATTTAAGAACTCTTAGCCTAGTAGTCTGAGATTCTATTTCATCATCAGCTTGTTGATTTCTTTCTAAAGCTATAACAGAATCTGCAATATGTCCTATACCTGCCGAACCTCTAAGGTGTGAGAGATTAACTTCTATACCATTCTCATGCCCCTCATTGCCTGATACTCTACGCAGATGAGATACTAGTACAAGCCCTACTCCAGTTTCAGCAGCCAAACTTCTAAGCGTAGCCATTAAATTATCTATAATCTTACGCTCGTCCATAGAATTAATAGTAGATGTAATCATATGCAAATGATCTATGATAACCCACTTACATTCACATCCAACAATGATATACCTGAGCTTCGAGATAATATCGTCTTCACTGTTAACACCAAAGTGAGCATGGATATAGACTTTATCAGAAGACAGTAAAGAATTATAAATAGAATCTAATTCTTCTTCAGAATATTTAAGCCTGACTTCTTCTAGATCTAATCTATCATTAATATCTATGGATAGCAAGCCATCAACAGTCTTTCTCCAATCTTCTTCTAAAGCTATGATCCCTACCTTATCACTACTCGTCTTTAAAATATGATGAGCAATCTCCCTAGTAACTAAAGACTTGCCTAGTCCTGTCCCTCCTGTAAACACAACAAGCTCTCCACCTCTCATACCTAAAAGCTTATTGTTCAAACCTTCCCAAGGATACAACACGCTAGGCGTTTTACTTCTATCCTTCCAGTCTTGAAGCTTCTCAGAAACTCTAAGTATTCCAGAAGGAGTAAAGGTAGAAGCATTCCAGAAACATTGAACAAAAGCATTGTAAGCTTTATCTTTCAACATATCATTAGCATCTTTATACTCTGGTGGCATAGTCATTAGCTTAGCTTTATTAGGTTTAAATAAAGAAGCAATCTCTAATGCAGATTTCCTACCAGCTTTATCATTATCAAAACAAATAATAACATTCTCAAAAGATTCTAAAAATTCTAAATTCTTTTTAATATCATTACCTGCTGACTGTGCTCCGTTCTTTATAGATACACACGGCCACTTGCTACCTGTTAATTCATAAGCAGCCATTGCATCACACTCTCCTTCAGTGATAGTTATATACTTACCACCTTCAGAGAATAAAGACTGACCAAACAATGTAGATTCTTGGATGCTCCCTTTAGAAGAGAATCCTTTACTCTGTACTTTCCTTATCTTATAAGCTACAAGTTCTTTCTGCTTATTATAATAAGGATAGTAATGTTCATTGATAGTCCCATCATTCTTATAAGTTACACGTACATTATATTGCTTGGCTGTTTCTTCCCGAATAGATCTATCAGTAAGAGAGCCAAAAACTCCTACATAATCATCTTTAGATATGTGTACCACTTTAGAATCCTTAGATTTAGGAAGTCTCGGAGGAGTCATGTGAACTCCTGAGTTTCTAGAGAAAGGAAGATTATAATCTGTAATCCATTCTCCACAACTAAAACATTTTCCTGAATCATTTTCGTTTAACTGAACTGCATCTGAACTAGGGCAGCGAGGGCAAGGTAAATTAAATTTAACAAAAGACATGTGTCTCTCCAATAAATAAATAAAAGAATATAAAAAATGCTATAAGATATAAAACCCTATAGCATTTATTTAAGGTAGATACTAATACTAAGTTTCTTCTTCTTCTAGAACTTCTCCCTCCTCGACATCGCCTTCGTTAATGATTGCCTCATCAAGTAAAGAACCTTTAAGGATCTCATGAAATTTACTTGCTGCTGCCTTTAATATATCTATACGCTTAGCTAACGTTTGTATCTCTCCTTCTACTTCAACTAAATAGGTAAAAGAAATCTGTGCTTCCTCGCTCAAACGAGTAACATCATACACAGCATCCTCAGTTTTATATGTCCATCTTGGTTCGTTTGTTTCCATATTTAAAATTCATCCTCCTCTGATAAACCGAACTCATCTCCATCGCTAGGCCCGGGATTAAAAACAACTAAATCCAAAACTTGAACGGCTTGCAAATCTAATCCTTTGAAACTTCCAAAGCTATTAGTTGTTTCCCATTCATGGTATTGAACTTTAACTTTAGATCCATTACCTACATACTCTGTTAGTGGTTGCTTATCTCTATCCACCAACTTAGGGATTGGTCTATTGTTACCTTTCTTGTCTTGGACTTTACGTCTTACAACAACCGAAGGGCCCATCTCTGTATCCTTAATCTTATGTCCTTTAGATGCAAACTCCTTAGCTTCCTTATCATCTATCACAACATTAATTGTATACACAGGTTCAAACTTATCATTAGGTGAAATGATAGAAGCCCACATAGCTACTCCCTCTACTACTGCCATAAAAATACTCCTTGCTTAAAATTAAAATAACTATACTGCATAGCTATATGCTTGTCAAGCTTTTTATCGCCTCCAACAACAATAAATCTGAGAGGCTTTAAAAAAACTCCAAGCAGTTTAGAGACATGCTCAGGTCTTGGAAGATTAAGCTGCTAATCTAAAAGGTCTGCTAGTATTAATAACTCTCCTTATATTATCAAATGCATTAACACTCTTGACTGCTATGTTAGATACATTATCTTTTCTAGTTGTCTGATGATGTGAAGCCCAATCAGTTAAGGAATTATATAAGCTCCATAGATTACGACCCATTGAAGGAACATACACAGTTGAATAGATATTCCAGATAGAAGCTAAGCTGCTACCCTTTCTAATAGAACCATCCTTGTTATGAGTATGTTCTTCTAAGGCTGTGATAACTGAAAGACTATTAGAAGTTACAAGATCAATATCTTTAATAGCATATTTGTTTCCTGAAAGTAAAGCGATAACTTCATAGGCTTCATTATCTCTTATCTTTATATCTCTCCAAGCATTCCACTTATCAGTTTCAGCTAAGAAAGACTCAAGACATTTGCCCATTGAAATGATAGCAGCATCAATATTAGAATACTTAGTATGTCTAACCTTTCCAACAGCAGCCACGGTTCCAAACACACAACCATTAAGACAAACCATTCTAAATGCTCCAGCTTCAAACACTGAAGGCCAACTTAGATCAATGCTATTACGCCCCAACATCTCCAACTGTACAAGATCCCCATTACCTCCAACATCAATTTCATGTGCAGGAAATCTATATCTAACAAACGCTTTAGCTCCATTAGGCGAAGCCTCTACTGATCTCGTTAAACCCGACAACTCTAACTTAGAATTGATTATCATTTCTTCCATTTTAGAAAACTGATCAGCATGAGTGTTAGTATTTAAATAGCTATTACTAACTATCGAAACAACTTCCTCATTAGAACAATTGATTAAAGCATTACGATTTCCAACAACAATATCAGAATCTACAGTCCTTAACCGTTCATACCTAGTGTCAAACGTAACAGACTCTGGAAAGATTCCAAGATCTGCAACAGTCTGCCTTCTATTTTCAACATTCAAATTTAATATAGTCATATTAATTCCTAAAGTATAATTAAAATTAAAGGCCCCTAAGAATCTAAGGGCCTTGTAAATCTATTTAATTTCATAAGCAAATCTAATTAGATTCTCTTCATAATCTAACTCATAGATCAAAGCATCAGCAGCTAATTCCCATTCCAACTTAGGTTTTAGATTGCCTCTGCTTAGATATTTAAGTCTCTTATTAATTCCATTACTACATAAACCTAATCTGGAATTTAATTTAGAGAAACCTAAGTCATTAGGATCTGAAGAATCTCTAAGCTTATGTCTGAGAAAAGCTATTTTATCCTCATAAGATTTGAACTCTTCTCGTTCTATCATCAACATTAACCAACCTCCTTATACCTGTTAGCCCAATTTAAAAAAACACTCTTAGCATCTTTCCTATCTAAACCATATTCTATCATAAGATAGCGAGGAGCTTCAAACATATTACAAATACCAGACTCTCTAAGCTCATCTAAATAAATAAAATATTCAAGCTGATCTATATAAGAATCTTCCATGTTTAATTAACCTCCTTCTCTTCTTCTTTTGCTTCACGATCTAACTCTTCTTGCTTCTCCTTTAAAGTATAAGCGTTCATGACTCCATTTCTAACAGAACTCCAAAAGATATAGCTCTGTGTACTGATAGCATATGACATCTTTCTAGTACAGAAATCTAACTGACCTTTAGTAATCTCGTCAGAAGTATAACAAACTAGATTATTAAGATTCTCTGCATTATTTTCAAACTCACAAAGCTTCCTAATTTCATAGCTAGAATCAATAGAATTTAAAGATTCCAAATCTATCAATGCATTTTTATATGTACCCATATTAAACTCCAAGTTAATTTATATTAATTTAATAGAACACCTTATGATAAACCTCATAGCAATCAAAAGCAATCATAATCATAAGATGCTCTACTAAATATATAAAATATTTTAGCATATTTTAAACAATAAAGCAAGCAGTTTATAAAGCAAGCAGTTTATAGACATGCTCAGGTCTGGTGGGTTTAACCTATTCAGAATGAAGCAGAAAGATATAACCTGCTGGATATTCATCACTCTTATAAAGGCTATACTTGCCTGTACGATGCAAAGAAGCAGAAGACTGTACTCTCCTATGTTCTTTTTTAGTTACGGCAAACCAATCTCCAACCTCTAAAGTATTAAAGAAATCAAGCCAACTAGTCCCATTTCTACCACCATGAGATCTTCTCGGTGCTGGCCTATTTTTAATAACATTAAATTTACATTTCATAACATAGTTCCTTAATTAATTAATTAAATTATACTACTCGCCCTAAATTGCGTAGGGTTTATGGGGTTCCTGCGCGATTTCGGGTGAGTAGTTATATATACCACCAATACTATCAGTTTTTTTCGTATAAGACCTCCTCATCCTTGACATTCTATAGTTAACTCTCCACGGCAGATATAAGCAATGAAATACCCAGCATCATGTTCAACATGTACAGTAGCATCCCATTCAGTATCTATTTCTGCATCAACATACATATCTGTAATTTCAAAACCTTTATCTTTACAATACTGCCTAGCCTTGAACATTAAAGTATCTCTGATTATCTTTTCTGATTCAGTGTTCATTTAGTTTCAACCTCCGATACATTACAGCTAGGTGATATAGCTTCTTCAACATCTTGAGCATTCCAAGTTGAATTCTTACCTTCATAATATGCTCTTCTATGATGAACATCAGAGCTACCTAATTGATATTCTCTTAACCAATACATCTCTTCTCTTACTTGTCCTTCAAGTTCCTGAATCTTTTCTAGACCAATGCCGATAGCTTTCCCTTCTGAATTCATAACAACAAAATCTATATAACTTACTAAACCATTAAAGTCTTTATCAAATATCTTTTCTTCAAAAGGTTTTTCTTCTTCATCTATTCCATAAAGTAATACTTCATAGAAGTCTAATAACTCTTTAACTTTAGCTACTAAATCTTTACCCTTATAAGCTCTATCTATATCCATCATAGTATCTCCTTTCCAATTGATAATTCCATAAAACCTACCAAGCCCATTACAACAAATAATATTATATAGAATACAAAGGTCATCAAGACTATCAAACCTATGTATCTAAGAGTCTCTTTAACTTTCATGATCTACATCTCCTGTTATCTTTGAACCTGCATACTTCAAGGCAGCTAATACATTTGCATGTTCCGATGCAATTTTAGCAAGATCATCAAGATGGTCAGACAAATCTATTATGATAAAATTTAACATATAGATATGCTTCTGATCCAAATGTAAATCTGTATGATTCACAGTATTAATAACTCTCAAAGCTTCTGTGATTGCCTCTATCTTCAAACCAATATCTTTTATATCTGACATACTCAGTTCCTTTTCCCTAAATTATAAAGTTTATTTTCAAGAGTTTGTAGCTTATCCTTTTCACCTGCACATTTCTTACGCTGTTCTTGGTAAGAGTTCCAAAGATCCAAAGGAACATGTTTATATTCTACATCAATTGAATGTTCATGATCTTTTAACCATTCATCTGGTTCCTGAATCCAAAAATCAAATGAAGGTTGGTCTGTATCATCTGAACATAATGCTAATCTTATTATTTCCATATTATATTTTCCTTTAAGTTATCCACCAATACTATCAGCTCTGAGCTTGCTCAAAAAAAAATCAGATCAGGAAGCCCGTTCAGACTCCCTAATCAGATCATTCTCAATCAGATCATTTCTGAATTCTATGCTCAAGAACTTTAATCTCATGGTCAACTCGCTTCTGCCATGATTCTTTAGTCCTATCTTTCTTATCAAAGAATTCAGAATCTTTCAGACGTTCCAGTGCAGACTTACGTCGTTCATTGCTATTATGTTTCATACATCATACTCCCTAATCAGATTATTATTAATTCAGAAGGCCCAGCCCATTCTACCGCATCAAATCAGCAGAATGGACTGGTATCGGGACGGGTCAGTTCATTTTACGTAACTTCCGTCAGTTGGTCTAGTCCCTATCGTTAAATTGATACCCAGTCTTGGTATCCTTAATAAGAACTACTAACCTCTAAATACACCATAACATATTCTCCCTATAATTAAATTAGATGGCAGAGTAAAAACCATCAGATCAGAAAGCCTTTGCAGACTCTCTGATCAGATACTTCTCAAAAACTATCAGATCAGGAAGCCCTTTCAGACTTCCTAACCTGACAGACTGTTAAATCTTAGATAAATCTAAAATCATCCCAGTCTTAGCGACTCTGGAAAAAGCAGATCTCTTTCCGGCCTTCGTCCATGCAGACTTGTTAAAGTCTTCCTTAACACAACAGCCTGTGGCAATTAAATGCTTCTCAAATGCCTTGGGAGTTAAGCCAAGAGCAGCTATCGTAGGAAGAGCACCGTCTAAATCTCGCTCATCCCTTGTTAAAGCATTAACGTCCGGGCCAGTAAGGATATACTTTTTACTAGCATGACCAGCCTTAAAAAACTCTATGATAGCATTCCAAACGTTGGTATTATTGCAACGCTCAGGATCAAGCTGAAGCTCACGTTTCGCCTCATCGGCCGTACAAGGAACAAACCCTGGACGAGCAAATCTGCTGGCAAACCGTAAGATCTGATCATTACTACATGGTACTCTGTTTTCATCACTCATTTTGAAACCTCTGTGTGTGTTTATTGATTGTGAAGCGATGCATGTTTTAATCACACCGCCGTTGCGAGAGACTTTTTGTCGCTCGTACAGGGTAGAGTGATAAAAAGGTGGTGTGAAGTTAGAGTTTTAGTTGTTGCGAGAGATTACGGTACAGAAATTTTAAACCTTAGTGTGATTGCATCGCTTTATAATCGGCTTTAAACACATACAGAGGTTGATAAAGGTATGAGTGATGAAAGCAGAGTACTCAGCGAGAACTATAAAACCTTCCAAGTCATTGATATCCTTAATCGGAGTAACATCGTTTCGTTACTTTACAGGCTTACCAAGTCAGTTAAACCTTGCAAACCAGAACAGAATCAGGTATACTACAGGTCTTTACAGTCTCCAAGGCTGCTCAGTCTGTCAGATCTATCCAGCCGCCAAGACCGGGCAGGAGACCACCACCCCCACCCATGATATATATAGCAATCACACACATTTTTAGAAACTTTGAAGTGTAAACTAGTTTAATCGGCTATATAGTCTCTAAAGTCTCTATAACTAGGAAGGTCTTAAAGGGGGGATATTCAGGTGGGTCTATATACTATGCAAACCCGGGGGGCTTAATGGCTCTATTATAGTGTTTATTTCACCATTTGTCAAGCTTTTTTTCACTTATTTAAAGAAAACACTTGACAAATGGCTCATACGACCGTATAATACTTACAAATGAAATATTCTATTGAGAAAAAAGATACCCCACGAAACCTGACGGAAATGCAGCAATCGTTTCTGGACAACGTTATAGAAACAGGAGGTGATCTAAAGAAATCTGCTGAATTAGCTGGATATAAAGGAAGTCCCAACCAAGTTATACAAAGTTTAAAAGAAGAATTAATAGATTTATCCCAAGACATTTTGGCTCACAGTGCTCCAAAGGCAGCATTTAAGCTTGTCACCATAATGGATACAGATAGACCTTTACCGCAAGCAAGTTGTAAGCTACAGGCTGCACAAGCTATACTGGACAGAGTGGGCGTAGTTAAAACTGAGAAGTTAAACATAGACCATAATGTTTCAGGTGGTTTATTCATATTACCCCAAAAAGAGAAAGTAGTATTGGAGGGAGAATATGAGTAATATTATTAATATTGATGTCCCAAAAGGGTACATTAAAAGAGTAACGTCTACAATCCCTTTTGGCTATATTGTTTCTGATATAGAAGGCTGGTTAAAGCCTATAAAGTCTCAACTAGAAGACTTAGAATTTATTTGTGATATGGTTGTTGTAGACTCCTTAAGCTTAAGAATGGCTTCAGAGTGGCTACACTTTAAAACAGGAAGATATCTATCTCATATTGGTTTAAAAAAGCACATAGACAAGACATATGACAGAACAGTTACAACAGAAGAAAGACTGGGATCTGCATCCTGAGAACTACTTAACTTCTGCTGAGGATGGTTCTTTTATATTAAAATTAGATGGAACCCCAAAGAAGAAATCAGGTAGAAGGAAGGGAACTAAATCTAGAAGCTATACATATCATTCTACCCAGAAAGCTAAAATGTCTGCAAAGCGATCTGTTAAGGATGCTGAAAAGTCTATAAAAACCTTACAGGGTAGACTAGGAAGGAAAAGAGCCTCTTTAAAAACTAAGAAAGAAGTTTATAATAAACTAGACTCTGATAACGACACTAGAGTAGTAGATGAGGGAGATTTAAACACTCTTCCAGAAACAGTTAGATCTTTTATACAAGAGAATAAAGAAGGACGAAGTGTCGTATTTAAAGCCAATGAAGGCCCACAAGAAGCCTTCTTAGCTGCTGGAGAAAAGGACGTACTTTACGGAGGTTCAGCAGGGGGTGGTAAAAGCTATGCAATGATAGTAGACCCACTTAGGTTCTGTCATAAACAAGTCCATAGAGCTTTGATACTAAGAAGGTCTATGCCAGAACTAAGAGAGTTGATAGACAAATCAAGGGAATTATACCCTAAAGCTTTTCCCGGCTCTAAATATAGAGAGGTCGAGAAGCTATGGAACTTTCCTTCAGGCGCTAAGATAGAATTTGGTTTCCTTGAGAGAGATGCAGATGTTTACAGATACCAAGGACAAGCTTACAGTTGGATAGGGTTTGATGAGATAACACATTTACCGACAGAGTTCTCTTGGAACTATTTAGCATCACGCTTAAGAACGACAGATAATGAGATAACGCCCTATATGCGTTGCACAGCTAACCCCGGAGGGATAGGAGCACACTGGGTTAAGAAAAGATATATAGATCCTTCAGAACCTGATGAAAGTTTTATAGGAAAGGATGGTCTTACAAGAAAGTTTATACCAGCAAGACTACAGGATAATCCATATTTAGCCAGAGATGGTCAATATGAACAGATGCTGAAGTCTTTACCGCCTACGCAGCGTAAGCAGCTTTTAGAAGGCAACTGGGATGTTAATGAAGGAGCAGCTTTTACAGAGTTTAACTTAGAAGAACATGTTATACCTCCTTTTCAAATCCCCATACACTGGGAAAGGGTTAAAGGTATTGACTATGGTTATGCTTCTGAGAGTGCTTGTATTTGGGCTACAGTAGATCCAAGCGATGGAACTTTAATAGTTTACAGAGAATTGTACCGTAAAGGCTTGACAGGAGAAGATTTAGGACGCAAGATAACTGAAATGGAACTTGCAGACCCTTTATCAGTCCAAGGAGTTTTAGACACCTCTGCTTGGTCAAGAACAGGAACAACAGGCCCCACCGTAGGCGAAACACTCGTCCGACAGGGCCATAAATTGCGAAGAGCAGATAAAAATAGAATACAAGGAAAGATACAAATCCACGAATACTTAAGATTACAGCCAAGCGGAAGACCAAGATTACAGATTTTTAATAGCTGTCCCAGCCTGATACGCGAACTTCAAAGTATTCCTCTGGATAAATCTAACCCAGAAGACGTTGATACTCATGCGCCTGACCATGCCTATGATGCCTTACGGTATTTGATCATGTCTAGGCCAAGAATCAATGATCCACTAAACCAGTTGAGGAATTTACGCCTCGAACAGGCTTATACGCCCTCAGATGAAGTATTTGGATACTAGAATATATGGCAGAAGAAGATAATAATTTAACAGCTAACAATGTGTACTTTAAAGAAGTACCAGATGAGTCTGGCCTACAGCTAACCCTAGAAGAAACCTTAAGGAAAAACCTAGTAGGTCTTATAACAGACCGTTATGATTCTGCTGTTACAGCAAGAGGCTTAGATGAATCTAGATGGCTCACCGCATATCATAACTACAGAGGCTTATACGCTAAGAATGTACGGTTCAGAGAGTCTGAAAAGTCCAGAGTGTTCGTTAAGGTTACAAAAACTAAGGTATTAGCAGCTTTTGGACAGCTAGTAGATGTTATATTCGGAGCTAATAAGTTCCCTATAGGCGTATCAGAAACTAAAGTCCCGGAAGGTATCTCAGAGTATGCACATTTAGACACTCAAAACCCTGTACCGGGAATTGAAACAACACCCCAAGAGGAAACTGGAGAAGGAGGGGAAGAAAGGGAGTCTCCATATGATGTTGGTTACGAAGGTGACGGGCGTGTACTTAAGACGGGAGCGACCTATGACCAAGGGAAATTTTCAGTTGTATCAACAGAAACTCAAGCAGAAGAAGGCGGCCTCCTTACAGAAGGGCCGAGTACAGACCCAGCAGCTCCGCAAGTTAGCCCCGCTAAAGAAGCAGCAAGAAGGATGGAGAAGTTAATACATGATCAGATTGAAGAATCAAGTGGTGCTAGTGAAATTCGTAATGCTCTTTTTGAGTCTTCTTTATTCGGTACAGGCATTATAAAAGGCCCGTTCAACTTTAATAAGACTTTAAATAGATGGGAAGATAGTGGAGAAGGCGCTAGAGCGTATAAACCTGTAGATGTTAGAGTTCCTCGTATAGAATTTGTAAGCATATGGGATTTCTTTCCTGATCCTAACGCTACCAACATTAATGAGTGTGAATATGTCTTCCATAGACATAAGATGAACAGAACTAAGATCCGTTCTTTGGCTAAGATGCCTTATTTTGATAAAGATGCTATACGAGAAGCAATAACATTAGGCTCTAACTACGAAGAAAAAGGATATGAACAAGAATTAAAGGATGATCACCGTTCAGAAGACTACGGTGCAGGACAATTTGAAGTTTTAGAGTATTGGGGCGTAATGGATGGTGAATATGCTCGTCAAGTAGGCATGGATATTCCAGATGAAGTAGATGACCTTGATGAAGTGCAGATAAATGCTTGGATATGTAACGGACAGCTACTCAGAGCCGTTATAAACCCATTCACACCCTTTAGACTTCCATATCATTCCTTCCCTTACGAGAGAAACCCTTATAGCTTCTTTGGTATAGGTGTAGCAGAGAACATGGATGACTCTCAAAAGATTATGAACGGTCATGCAAGGATGGCAATAGACAATTTAGCTATGTCAGGCTCTCTTGTCTTCGATGTAGATGAAACTGCCCTAGTAGGCGGTCAAAGCATGGAGATATATCCGGGTAAGATATTCAGAAGGCAAGCAGGAATGCCGGGGCAAGCAATAAACGGCTTGAAGTTCCCTAATACCTCGCAAGAAAACATGATGATGTTTGATAAGTTTAGGCAATTAGCAGACGAGCAGACAGGCATACCGAGTTATTCGCATGGTCAGACAGGCGTACAGAGTATGACACGAACAGCTTCAGGAATGTCAATGCTATTTGGTGCAGCATCACTTAATATTAAAACAGTTATAAAGAATTTAGACGATTTCCTTTTAAAGCCTTTAGGAGAGTCCTACTTTCAATGGAATATGCAATTCCTAGAATCTAAAGTAGACGTTCAAGGAGACTTAGAAGTAAAAGCCACGGGTACAAACAGCTTGATGCAGAAAGAAGTAAGGTCACAACGTTTAACTACGTTCTTACAGACTGCACAGAATCCAGCTATTGCACCTTTCATTAAAATGAACAAGCTAATTGGTGAGCTTGCTTACAGTCTTGATTTAGATCCTGATGAACTAATGAACGACCCTGAAGAAGCAGCTCTCATGGCTCAAATAATAGGACTTCAAAATAATGCTGGACAAACAACTGGCCCGGAAGCTGGCCCCCTTGGTGAACAACCCGGAGGCATGGGAACCCCTGAAGGAGTACCTCCAGACGCTCAAGGACTTGGAGCTACAGGTACTGGCGGTGGCAACGTCGGAACTGGAGCTGTACCGATGCCAGGGGAGGCTGAATTCTCTGGTACGCCTAGAGCAGTTGAAGGATAACATTAAAGAAGCAATGGAGAGGAAAGATAATGCATGAAGAAGATCCCAGCACTGGTATTTTAAAAGACTCAAAGAAGCTTGATAAATATAGCAAAAAAGACATAAAGACTTCAGAAGTTAAATCAAAAGCAAGAGCTAGTCGTGTCCCTACAGACAATAGACAGGCAATTTTAGATAGGCATAAGCAAGATGAAGAAGATAGAGCAGCTAGAGCCGCAGCAGCTAGGGTGAGCCAAGCCGAAGGAGGCCCTTCAATGCTAGTACCACCTGAAATGGATTTAGAAGAAGAAATGCCATTAGATACTTATACGCCTGACGAACAAGCAATGGCAGAGCAAGTACCTGATGAAGAAATGGAAGATAGCCATTTAGATTTTATCTTAGGAGAAACCTTAGATGAATCAGAACAAGACTATTTAATGAATGCTTTAGATGCAGACCCAAAACTTAACGATATTTTCGATAAGGTAATAACGTCTGCTTCTGAGTTTTCTGGGGAAGGAGAAGTTGAAGGCCCCGGAACTGGTGTATCAGACTCGATACCGGCAAGACTGTCGGATGGAGAGTTTGTAGTCACTGAACAAGCCACTGATGAGATTGGTGCAGATAATCTTCAGACAATGATGGATGATGCTGAACGTGAAGCTGATGCTCATGGTGGTGGTGTTAAAGAGAGATATGCAATAGGCGGTTTACTTGATAATCCTGATGCTCCTGTAGGATCAGATGGAGTACCTTTAGCAGAAGACGAAAATGAAGAAATTCATCGTTCTATGCTAGGTGCTAATCAAATGCCTAGCCTTGTAGGATCTCGTAGATAAAAACATACGGCTACCTTGTAATACCCAA